ATTGACCTTGAAAACATCGTGATCAATGCCGTGGTACGCATACTTAATATCTCTGTCTAGAGACTTCTTTGTAACATCCACTCCATATTGTGAGCAGGTGAACCAGTCCAGACTTGACAAAACTTCCCGCCATTGGTATTCTACAATTGGCTCTCCCTCAATCGGGACATACCCTAGAAACGCAACGGTTGCAGGTGTCGTCTTAGTGTAGGCAGTGAATGTACCGGGATCGCCAGTACAATACACAAGGTCCGCTCCAAAGTCTTCCACGGAATCTTGAACACTCAAGAGTCCCATGTAGTCCTTATCCCTTGGAAGGTACCTCGTCGCTCCCTCTATCACTGGTAGATTCGTTGTCGAGTTCTCCTGACCCGCTATGTACGCCACTTTGTGGCCCGCTTTCATCAGGGTTTCCACCACTACGCGATTCACCCTTCCGAACCCGGTTTGAAGTGCGGGACTGTCGCCCACGACTAGAACTCTTTTGCTCACTCTTTTGCTCCTCTGAGGAATCTGCTACTGTTGCTTTAGCAACTATATCGCCGAAACGATTTGCTGAAATAGGCTGGCCGTCTTCGGTCAACCTAAAGCCCATGAGCCACGCGCGACGAACTCTGGTGAAATTGTCAGCGGGCAATTCGATTACTCCCTTGTGTACCTTGACGGTACCATTATAGAAGTAAAAGTTCCAATCATTCTTGCGTGTGATGTGCTTAAGTCGTACGATTTCGGCCATCTAATTACCTATTCGGATCAGAACTAGGAGCGTTGGTCGGCATTGCGCGCTCATCAGGATAAGCGACTGCGCCACCAGCACCAGAAGCCTTGCGAGCCTCGACCGCTGCTAGGGGATCATTTACATATGCTTCATATGCTTCAAAAGTGTTCTCGTTGAATGACTGGTTTTCCTCGTCACGAAGTTCGTGCGCGCCGGTCAATCCCTGAGAGTCCATTGAAGCAGCATCGGTGTTGTTCACACGCGCCCGATTGCTCGATGCGGTCGTCAAAGGTAGACCTTCCGCGTTGATACGCGCAACAATGTCATCCTTCTCCAACTTTGCGATCTGAGCAAGAGTGCGCTGATTGCTAGGTACTGGCATTTTTTCTCCTTATTGAAGTAGGCTAAGTGTCCAATCAGCCGAAGCCAAATGAACACTTAGCCCATCAATCAATTTCCTTACGCCGTCATCGTGAAGTTCGTTAGGCGAACCGGACGACCCTCAAGAGCGAAACCGAAGTAGCCCTTGATCATGAAGTCCGTGCTGTCACGAGTCTTCGCCAATTCCTCAAACGTCAAGTCCTTGTGAACAAGAAGTCGAGCGTCTGATCGGCGGATGAACAGGATATCCGTGTTTGAAGACCAATGCGGCGATGTGATCATCGGAAGTCCGTCATAGGTTCGAACGCGGAAGCCCGCTGCAACCTCGATTGAGTCATTGAACGTCTGCTGCGCCTGTAGCAGACCGTTGATGTAGCGGCGAACCGGCTGACTGATAACCATTACGTCAGCAGTGCCAGCAGTCGCGTCAACAGCCTGATCCAACAGGTCAAGCGACAAATCAACGCCACCTGCATCCAGCGTACCACCGCCAGCGTTTAGGCTGGTATCGGTGCTAATCTGGTACAGCATACCCTGAATGTCGTTGCTTGCGCCTGTTGCGGTCACAAGGTCCGTAGACAACTTCTCAATCATTGCAGCAGAGTGCGTTTCTACCTCAGACGCCAAGGCGTTGAAGACAGAACCAGCAGCCTCCTGCATCGGTCCAGTTACCTCACCACGAGTGTATAGGTACTTGACCGTCTTACTTACCTTACCGTAAGCCGTGTCGCTTACAGCAGGTAGCGGTCCACCGTCCGGTCGCCATTCGGCGGTCGGTAGGGCAGTTCGCTTGCGAATCCAGTACGTGTTCGTAGCCCACGGAATCTTGTTAACTACGTTGTAGATAACAGGTTCCTTACTAACGAAGTCACGAATGCTCTGATCAACTACTTCGGGAAGCAGATAAGCAGCAGCAGTGCTCGCTAGGTCTAGGGCCTTACGAATCGTATACGTATCAGCCATTAAAATTCCTCTCCGTGGCGCGCTGCAAGCGCCATTCGTAGCCGCTCCTCAGGAGACATGCTCTTTAGCAGTCCCTCAAACTCCTCAGTCTGCGCCTTGGTGATTACCGGAGGCGTTGGAGTAGCGGATCGTTCTCTTAGGGTTGCGAGTTCTGCTTCCAGAGCAGCCAGTCGGTCCTCGTCAGACTCAGACTTGCTGATGGCTGGTTCAGGTGTCTCTGCCTCACTGCGCGCAACCTCTTGCGGCGCAGGAGTTTGTGCCTTTAGCGACTCGGCAAGTTCTGCGAAGCGAGTATCAATCGCACTCACGAACTTATTAACCAACTCGTCTAGAGCACTAGGTGTTTCTGCGGGTGTCTCAGCAGCAGCCTCAACCTTCGTTTCCTCAGTCGTTGCCTCGCTCACTGTTTCATTTGCAGGTGTTTCTGTGGTAGTCTCCTCAGTAACCTTGGTTGACTCCACAACAGTTTCTTCTGCCATTTCCTCTCCATTGCTCTCATCTTCAAGAGCCTTGACTACGGCACGGTTTAGAACCGTCCCAAGGGAAGGTGTCCAGACTGGCTTTGTCGTATTAGCAATATGATCTAGAATCACAGACTTGAAGGTACGAATCTTCTGGCCGATGCTCTTTGCAACTTCGTCCACAAACTCTAGTACGCTTCCCTGAATACTCATGCCATATTGCTTGCCTTCATCGACAATCTGGCTGTACAAGAAGGTTGCAGCAGGGTTCTTTTCGTTCAAGCGAACCTTAACCCATAGGTGATCGTTTCCGGTGATTCCACCGTCAACCACATCGCCCAAGTGTCTGAGTACGCCCCTACCACTTGTTGACTTGTCATGCTCATCAACATAGGGGATCGGATTACCTTCAAAGTACCGATCCTTAATTTGTTGAGCAAACGCTTTAATAGCCTCAGGAGACATGCGCTCCTGTTGCTTATCTACTTCGGTGCCAGCCGCCTCACCATACAAGTACAGCCCCTCATCATCGGCCTCGGCCTTTGACACCGGCACCGTATACTTAAATCTAGCGTCGATCAGTTGAGTCATCTGGCTCCTCAGTTGGGCTTACGCCCGGTGTACCTTCCGCAGCAGGAGCGACCTGTGCGGCGTTCATTTCAGTTGGTTCTTCTAGAAGTCGCTCTAGAGGCACAACACCCTGCGCAGTAGAGATTGTCGGAACGTCGCCGCCCTCAATAGGTGCTCTACCCATTTCGGCGCGAACTTCGTTTCTAACGAACAGACCGCTTCCAACGGCTCTATCGTAAATCTCCATCTGCATCAATCGTGATCGCTTGTCTTCATCGTCGTGCTGGAATAGAATGTCGTCCCAATTGAACAATTCCAGAATCAAACGGTCATTAACTTCTTCTTCTACAATTGCCTGTAGCGGGCCAATCGTTTCCTCGCGGAATGTGTGCGTGGCTTCCTTGCTGGTCGAGCGGTTAGCGTCTTCCAGAATTCCCAACTTCGTGGGATCAATGTCCAGCACGCCGAAGATTTCTTCTCTACTTATGCGGCGAAGGTCTACAAACTCCATTTCCTGATGAGTTGCGACTGACTTCTCAATCTTAATGTCACCCTCAAGGATGATGGGGCGGTGCGCATTGGTAGCACCTACGTAGTTTTCCTCTAGCCAAGCACGGTTACGATCAACCTCATCCTTGGTTGCGTTTTGCATATTGAAGACCACGCCTGTTTGCGCAGCGTTCTCAAAGAATGATCGGTTATATCGCATTGCGAACAAATCTTGTGCAACCGTGTCCTGTAGCGAGTTCAGCGGCGATAGCCCGATCAAATCGCTGTCAGGGTCTTCCATTGCGAAGTGTAGAATGATTTCAGGATTGTAAAAGATCGCTTCCGCGTCCTGATGGAATGGGCCATAACGCCACTGCACTAACTCGTCATTCTCGATCACGGCATCCATGTAGCGCGGGTGCAACCTCTTAGCGAGTCTAGGTCGCCCGCCCAGTGTCATATCAACCCACCAGTACGCTTCTCCAAAGATCAGCAAGTCCTTGTACGTCATTCGCAGCAACTTCTTGCCGTGCGAATTACGGAAGAACTTGACAAGTTCGGTCTTATGTAGTTTAATAGGTTCCTCAGATGGGTCAGCAGCAACAAAACTTACGTCAGGGCCAGCGGCCACCTTAGCAATCTTATCAATGGCAGCACGCACCCACGGGTGCTTACGGTACATTTCGCTGTAGATACCAGCCATTTCGCGCTTTTCAGCGCTAGGCATATCTACGCCGCGAGAAGGATTCTTTCGCAGACCCCAAATACGCGCACCGGGAGCAGGAACGGTAACTTCGGCCTTTTCAATTTGCATATCAGGATTAATCTGCTGGTCTGTCATTTCGCCTCATTGAAAAGGATAATCGCGTCGGCGTACCCTCAATGTTATCTACTTCTACCGTCCAAGTGTAGCGACCGATAACAGGATGGGCCTCTTGACCCGACATAACTGCCCGACGAACCTTTCGCAAGATTTGCTTGGACGCGGGAGTGAGTTCAGTTTTAGAAACTAGTCTATCGAGTTCCTGAATCGTCATCGTTCTGCCCATCTTGTTCACCCGGCCAAGTTACCTCGGCACCACATCTTCTGCACGGTCCCTTAACAGACCCGCGAATTTGGCGAAATAGATCACGATGCTTAATATTCAGGACTCCTTTATCTTCATAGCCGAATAGCGTCCCACAGGAAGCGCACTTCACAGCAATCATAGTTACTCTTTCTAGATGTATTTCATCGCGCGTTCAATATCAGGATTGACGGCGTAATACTCGCAAAACTCCAACCATAGGGTTCGACCGATGAGTTCTCGGATTTGATACGGATAATCGTTTCTAACGATGGCATTGATGTATCGCTGCACACGAGCAGCCTCATAATCGTACAATCTGCGCTTTGGGTAAATCCACTTGGGCCAAAGCCACGAAAACTGAACTGATTGCAACATGCTTGGGTCAATCGGACCATCGAGTTCATGGTCCCATCGAGAAGCAACTTGTTGGGCTTGCTCGCTAGAGAGCGGTGATGCGGGCCGGGATTCGACCTTCTCCGTAGAGCGCAAGGCAGAGTGACCAGAAATAGTCATCTTTTTTCCCCGAGAACTTGTAAAATCCGGCCTCACTCTTAACACGCTGGATTCCGTGAATCTGGCGCATTAAGTCAGGGATTCGCGGATAATGCACTGTGTTCTTTTGGAGGTCGGCCTTAAAAGTCGTAGCCCACGCTTCCTTCTTAGGGTTGGTGAACACGACACCCTCAATGCTAATATTAGCAACTTCGGGATCACTTTTGGCTCGTTCAACGAAAACTTGGCCTAGGCCGGTCTGGTCAATGGTAACTCTCGTAGCACGTGATCGCTTGATCAATGCCTTGATATATTTCCATTGATCCTCATACTCGTCTTGCGTAGCATGAATGAATCTAACATAGCGCTGAACATCACCATCGTCATCAACGATATGCTCAACAACCGTGAACACTGATTCGTCCTTTGCCTTAGCAAGGTCAATTCCAATCGAGACAAATCCTTCTGGTTCCCAACCCGGAGGGATGGAGCGCCAGATACCCTGTGAGTCATCCGTATTTTCAACGATCAATGACCACGGGTAGAAACTGGACAATTCATCAACGAAGGTTGCCTCGTATTCAGTTTGGAACTGCTGAATGTCATTGCCGAATCCTTCAAAGATTGCAATGATCGGTCCACGAGCGTATGTCTTAATGCGAGTTTCTGTATCTAGGCCCGGTGCCAAGGCTAGGGCTTCTTCGTAGTAGCCTTCCTTGACGTAGCCGGTGAATTCCCACCACGGGACTGAATGACGGCTGTAGCCGGGATATGAGTCTACGTCTACGCAGATATCGTAGAACAATCCTGATTGTCCTAGCGGTGTGCTAATAACGGTCATACGACCCTCGCCGCGCGAGATAGCCGGTAGAGCCGCTTGGTACAACTTCGCAGAGTCACGAATGTGAGCGAACTCATCGAAGTAGATATCCTTGCGTCCACCACGGATGGCGCTTGACGCAGGCTGTGAATGTAGTATACTTACGTGAGGCGGTGAATGGAATGCCAATTCGTAAGCAGAGTCAGTGTAGAGTTGCGGCTTTAGTCCGGCTTCCTTCAACTCATCAGGGATGGAGTGGTACAAGTTTCTCGCAATGGCGATCTTGTCCGAAGCCTCATCCTGATTGATGGAAATATAGTTAGCCTTGTACGCTGTCCTCGTCGTTGACGAGTGCGCCCCCTCCATCGCTATAACGGTCGAGAATCCAATCTGCCGTGCCTTGTTCACCACCCTCATCATCGAGCGGTCGTTCAGGAAGCGAATCTGGTAAGGCTCTAACTTCGTCGGCTTGCCCTCCAACTCCGTCAGCGCTTCCGTCCACACTGTCGGGCTGTTTACCAACAAGTATTCCCAGTCGGTCGAGGTTAAATCCACGCTTGGCGGTAACTGTGAGGATTGTATCGGACTTTGAATCATCTGGCTCGTCAAACTTGTCCTTCTGGTGGCGCAGGTTCAAGAGTCCCTGAACGATCTTTAGTCGATCAGTAACATCCTTACGATAAACACCACCAAGGCCACCTTCTTCGGGTGGCAGCATTTCCGAGATTAAAGCCGGATACAGGTTGCGAGACAACAGCGCGATTAAAACATCAATCTCGTTCTTAGTCTCAATCGGCTTTCCATCACGAATGACACCTTTAAGGTATTCAAACTGATCAGGGGATAATTGCTCCTGCATATGCTCTAGCAACTTGTTGCCAGTAGCACGAGGTACCAGCGACCGACTCTTGTTTACTGAGCCGGGTGGACGACCCCTCTTACCCTTGCGCGGTCCCTCTGTGGGGCGCTTTGCTGCGGTGCCGTTGGGCATTCTTAAAACCTCCAAGAAGGGCGCAAAAAATAAACCCCTGTCAATAGTGTTACCTATCAACAGGGGTCTTTGTAACATTTGCTAGATCGAAGTAGCCTGATTAATGTGCTCTAAACTGCCTCTGTTCTAGCGTTCTAAACGGGTACCAACCTCTTGCTCCACATGATCCACAGGTGAAGTAGAGCCACCTGCCTTGGTCGTATAGGTCTACGTACTTGTTGGCACAACGAGGACACGGCCACGGGTCGTTTGTCTTCGGCTTATCGTCGCTAACAGACATGCCGAACAGCCATGCGAATAGAAGGAACAGCGGAAGGCTCGTGATGAACATGATGAAATCAAAACTCATCAGCGCGCCCACGGTTCCACCTAAGAACATGATCGCAAATATAAGCGCTATCCAACCCCCAACGGTCTTCATGGTGTTATCCTTTTTGCTTCGGTTTTGGTCCTAGTGGCATCGGGCGCAATCGCCCGTTGTGCTTAACTCGTTTCATGGTCATCCATCATACAATTATCACATATACGCAACTCGTCGTCGCCATACTCGCCATCTTCGACGCTAACGTACGCACTACAATCACATACGGTGCAGTCGCAGTCCACGTACCACTCGTCTATTACCATTATACTCCTTGTCGTGAAAGAGCCGCAAACGATAGCGGCACATGGTTGTTGATCGCTCGACCAACCTCTAGCGCGTACTGCTTAATCTCGTACTGCGCTTCATTTGTGCTCCGAAGATTATAGAAGTGCATCCAGTTTCTCAGGTTGCCGGTCACATACATTTCACTATAGATTCCTACCGGCAAAACGCTTCTAGCAATCTCTCTTGCCACGCCCATTTCAAGCAAATATTCATATTGAGTCCATGCGGTATGATAAGAGAGTTCCAATCTACTATTCATCGCTCCGATCATTACATCGTCTACGACAGGTACACTGCTTTGACGGTTAACCTCGTCCTGAATACGAACTTCCTTTGGAAAGAAGAACTTAGGGCGTAATTTCTTATACCGGGCGCTCATTTCGTTGTACGAGAACGTACGGTGTCGTTGCCACTCACGGATCACGAAGATCGGCGCATCAACATAGAACTTAAATGTCGCGTGCTCAAACGGGGTCATATGACCATGTTCAGCGAGGAACTTGATCAATTTCTCGTCTGGCTCTCCGCGCCAATCAGGCATAGCCGCGCCATTGCTGATCCGCGCTGCCTGAACTACAGACAGGTCTGATCCCATCATGTCTACGAGTTGTAGTTCTCCTGCGTTAAGAACTTTCATTACTTGTAGTCCTCCGGGTAAATCCTACGCCGGATAAACCCGTAGTACGCTATCAAGATAACAGCAGGAATTAAGATTGAAGCGGCTTCTGCGGCCATCATGATTGAGCCTCATACTCATCGGCTTTCTTGGCGCAGCGCGAGCACAACGGCTGAGGTCTAATATCCTCTGACGGCCAATATTGAGGAAGATTGACCTTACGAGTAACCTCTTTGTCAGTCATGGTATCGTATCGCTTATATCTTCCACCACGGAACCACGCGAGTCCACCAGTATGAATCTTGCGAGGCTGACCACACATAGTCCGTACCTTGTGAACCTCGTGCTCAGGATGATGTGTGATCGTATGCTCGTTAAAGTAATCACTCGTGTATTCGGTTGTTCGGGCCGGGACGATTTCTACCTCCACGTCCTTGACCATGTGCCACACGCCTCTGTGGGCATATGAGCCACCATTATAAACGAACTTTGCGCTTGGCATCGTAATCCTCTCCCTCATCAGGGCTGAAATGGCTAATTGCGCCGTTGTTATCTACGCCTAGACCACCCCGACACAAGTGCCAGTAGCGATGCTCGCGTAGCACGGCGTCATAAAGTGCTGTGCGCTGTCGATTGATTACCGCAGTGGCCTGAGCGAGTTGAATGAACACAAAAAGTGTCACCAACCCAATCAGGATAACTGCAATCAGTAGTGCTATCATGGGCGTGTCTGGTTCCAGTACCAAAGAAGTCCGGCTAGCACTAACAACACGATTCCCGCTGCTACGAGTAGATCATTAGGCATATTCTTCCTCCGATGGTATTTTGACTTCCCACAACTTGCTCATGCGACCCTTGCAGTTGACACACTTGGGCTTACGCTTCCAGCGAGGAAGGTCATACGTCTTACCGAAGTACGTTCCTGTCCGGGCACCTAGCCCATGAGGATCACAATTATTGCACTTTGCTCCTACCAAGATCATGAATTTAGGCTTCATGCGGGCCTCCTATGCTACGGTAGTAATTTTCTACACTTGATACAAAAACTTGCCAATGCGGGATCATGGCGATGACGCGGACCTAATCGAGTCGCACATTCGTGACAGAATGCAGCATAATCAACTGAGTGAGTATGTCTAGAACATTCGGGCAATTTGTAATCATGCCCTATAGTTTCTGAACAACCATCCTCATGCCATGATCTGTAATCAGCCATTAGTTTATATCCGTATCTACGATATCGTAGACTGTTAAATTCCCATCATCATCTTCATCGCAATCAAGATCAAGTGAAATTTGCGTCGGCAAACCCTTGATCCCTTCTGCGTCTTCGCCCCAAGAGATAGTTCCTGTTACGTGACGCTCAACTCCTTCTTGCATGTCAATTTACCTCTAGCATTTACTGTTTCCACAAACCTGACACTTCATGCAGCCTTCCTCGCGGACAAACGCCGCGCTGCCACATTGTGTACATATTTCCGGTGTATATCCGCCTGCGGGAACCAGCACTTGGCTTTCGGCGGGCACTTCCTCAGATTCTTGCTCCACAGGCACAAAGCCCATGCTGGCTCCCTTTAGCGCTTCCGCTACTGCGGTTGATAGCGATGGCTGCATGTTGCTGTAGCCACCTACGCCGTTGAGTTGCTCTGCAATTGTTTCTTTTGCAATTCCGTGACGGAGTGCTAGGC